ACTCTTTCCCTACACGACGCTCTTCCGATCTAAAAAGTGTAAATGGCATAATTACTAATACTGCAGGTCGAAAAGGCCTGTGGTATTTTTATACGCATTTTTAGGAGGTAGAAATGAAAGTAAATATACTTGGAACCGAATACAACCTTTCCGAGAAAAAGGTTGAAGAAGATGAACTTTTAAAAAGGGCTGATGGATATATTGACAAGACAACGAAAGAAATTGTGATTCTTGAATTTACAGAGAAAAACTGTGAGATAAAGAATATTGACTGGTATAAAAAGAAGGTGTTGAGACATGAAATCATACATGCGTTTTTGTACGAATCTGGACTCGCAGAATCTAGTAATGATGTTGATGCTTGGGCATTAAATGAGGAAATGGTAGATTTCTTTGCATACCAATTTCCGAAGATGTTAAAAGTATTTAAAGAAGCTGATTGCTTATGAAACAATATGTTGTAACTAAAGACGCGGATATGTTAGCACCAAAGTGGCTGACTGACCGTGTTGACTATAAAACAGTAAAATTTCTGCATGGAATCCATGACGGAGCAGAAGTATTGAAAGGGGTGAGGATAAATGACCAAACAGCGAAAATCGGAGACGTGCTTATGTTTGACGGTAAGAGGATATACATAGAAAGGCGGTGATCCAATATCTCCCACCGGCAGGGAATGACCGGAACAGTAAAGGGGTGATGTATTTGATTGTAGTAAAAATTCGTGAAAACGGTTTGACGATAGATGGTCATGCTGGATATGCGGAAAAAGGAAAAGACATTGTGTGCGCTGCTGTGTCAGCATTAGCACAGGGATTGATTCGTTCGCTATGTGCTTTTACGGAGGATGAGACATCTGTAGAAGTAGAGGATGGACACATTAAACTTGAATACGAGAATCTTTCAGAACAGGGGAAACTGCTGATTGATTCTTTTTTTATTGCTGTAAGTGACATTCAAGATGCTTATGGAGAGGAATACGTACAAATACAGTAATACGGTCGCCGAACGGGCGTTAAACGGCTTAAAGAAAGGAAGGTACTAAAAATGAAGTACATGAACATGAAGAAAAAATACCAGACACTTGATCTACAGTTATTTGCTGGAGAAGATGAAGGTGGAACTGACGGAGAAGATTCCGGTGACGGTGACGACCAGGACGACGATGAGTCGGACGAAGACGGGGAAGAGGAAAAGAAATTTACTCAAAAAGATGTGGATGAGACTGTAAAGAAACGCCTTGCTAGAGAAAAACGCAAGTGGCAGAGAGAGCAGCAGAAAAAGTCTACGAAGAAACCAGACGGGCATGAAGAATCCGGAGAAAGCAGCAAGGAAGAAGACACAGAAAAAGCTGAAGCAATCAGCAAAGCTTCTAAGTTAGAGGCGAAGGTTGCATGTTATGAAGCTGGTGTGTCAAAGGACTCTGTAGATGATGTGACAGCTTTGGCCAGAGCTTACATGGAAGCGGACGAAGATCTTGACCTTGAAGATGCTATCGAAAAAGTAGTAAAAAAATATCCTCAGTTCAAGAAGGGTGCTGCGGATCCGTACGAAGATGAGGACGAAACCAAAGGAAAATCATGGGGGCAGAGACAGAACGGAAAAACACCAAAGAAAATGTCCGGTGTTGAAAAGAAGTTCTATGAACTGAACCCAGACTTAAAGAGATAAGGAGATTATAAGTATGCATTACAAAAATTTTATGAAGTACAAATTAAAAATGGATTTACAGTTGTTCGCTCATACAGCACAGGAGAGATATTCTGATCTTGTGCTTGCGAAGTTAAGAAAGACAACCATCTTTTCCAGCCTGTTTAATACGCGCTATGAAGGGACTCCTACTGCAGGAGCTGTAAAGGTACCAGTCAGAGATACCGAGGTGAAAGTGGGAGATTATGATAAGTCTGCCGGCGGTTCTCTGTCTGATGGAACGACTACCTATCAGACAATGAATATCGACAAAGACAAATATGTCAACGAGCTTATTGACGGCTTTGATGCTGCGTCCGTTCCGGACAATCTTGTAGCTGACAGACTGGACTCCGCAGGATATGCAATGGGTGTATCTTTCGATACTGACCTGATTACACTGCTTACCACAAAAGGTACAGCATCTTCCAATACGACAGCACTTACCAAAGACACTGTCTATGATTCTGTTGTGGACGAAGTTGCAGCGCTGAAGAAGAAAGGACTCAAGCCGGAAGAGATGTGGCTTGCCGTTACAAACGAGACATACGCGCTGTTACTGAAATGCCCTGAATTCATTAAGGCATCTGATCTCGGCGATAATGTAGTTCAGAACGGACGTGTTGGCCGTATCGCAGGTCTTGACGTTTACGAGACTAATAATATTGCGGATAGCACAAAAGTCGAGTACATTATCGGAAACAGGATCTTCTGCCACTTTGTTGATGAGTGGATGGTGCCGGTTACTGTGAACGATTTGAAAGATGGCAAGCACATCGGTGCATCTGCTGTACAGGGACGTAGGGTATATGGCATGATGGTTTCCAGACCTACGACTGTAACGATTAAAAAACATGCGTAAGCAGTTAGGGGGCGGTTAAATGCCTTATGTAGATAGAGAATATTACGTTGGAACATTTAAAGGGGAGCCGGTAGAAGATACCGACTTCTCCTCGCTTTGCGAGCGTGCTGAGGGAATCATTGAGGAAATTACGAGGTACAGATTGAATCCGGTAACATTTTTGGTTATGAATGAATCTGTACAGGAATGTGTGAAAAATGCTGTTTGTGCACAGATTGAGTATTTAGATGCCAACGGCGGAGCTGATATGGACAACGGTGTAGATTTGCAGAGTGCCGGTCTTGGGAAGTTTAACTTCACCAAGGTGTCCGGTGCAAACGGAAGCACAGAACAGTCCATATATGCACCGAGAGCCGTCCGTATCTTAGCTCCTACTGGTCTTTTATACAGAGGGGGTGGTTGCTATTAGAGCGATACCGAAAAGCTTGCTGAATCACACGGTTACGCATGCAAAAATAAAAGATGCTGACCGATGGGGAACGGAGCAGATAACAAATAAGAAAACAGTAAAAAACGTGCGGCTTGAGCCATCTACAAAGGTAGTGCGAGATAAAAACAATGCAGAAGTGCAACTTGCGGCAACGCTGTTTTATGACTGCAAGAATAGCAGTCCGAGAGGTGTAGTATTCAAAACCGACGACATTATTATTTTTAATGGCGAGATGTTTAAGGTTCAGACAATTGAACCGCTGTATGATGCGCGCAAATTGCATCATTTCGAGTTGGGAATGATACGACATGGCTAAAATCAATACACGAGTGACATTTGATAAAGCGAAGGCATTAGCGCTTATGAAAGCAGCATCAAATAAAGCGTTGACTGTTATGGGAAATCAGGCATTGCAGGATATTAGCCAATATGTACCAAAAGACCAGCGTACACTTGAAAACAGTGGCCTGACGAACAGTGACAAGACTGCAACAGACGGGAAATTAACAATGCGGTGGTCTACTCCGTATGCGCAGTATCTTTGGAACGGCGATGTCATGTATGGAAATGCCGGAAATCGTACATATGGACCTGAAAAACTTACGTTCACATCTGCCCTTGCCCGTGAAGAATGGGCGAAGTACGCAAAAGAAGTACACGGAGAAGAATGGAAAAAGGTATATCAGGCAGCGATAAGGAGGGAGATGCGAAAATGACGCCACAGACTGAATTGCTTGATTTATTAGTCGAGACAGCAGAGAAACATTGTAATCTTGGGACAACAATATCTTTGAAAGAATTGAATCCAAGCGGTGGCATTTACGCTGAGCTCGGAGAAGGGTTTGGAAATAGTATGTATTATGACAAAAGCATGGAGAAAACGATCCCAGTGCTTTTTTTGTGCAGAAACAAAGACCAAAAGGTAGGGTTGGAACAGTTGGGTAGTATTTGCAACTACTTGCAACGATTGAAAGCGTATCCGAAAGGCGAGACATTCGCTTGGTTGGATACCACAATAGCAAAAGAACCAAACAAAATAGGGCGGGATGAGGATGGAGTTTATAACTTCTCGTGCATCCTGAACTGTAAAATATTTTATTAAGGAGGCAATTGAAGTGAAAAGATTAGATTTACAGAGATTTGCGGAGCCGGAACTTCCGGACAATACAATCACTCCAGAATTGAATTATGAAACAGAAGCATTTTTAAATATTGCAGAGGATAAGGGGACACCGCAGTGGGCGTCTTTAGCGGAATTGATGACAAATATGAGTCAGTCTTTGAATGAGGTATTGCATCAGGCAACGTACTACGCAGACAAGGGATGGGGAAGTACAGAGGTTATTGGAGCGCAGCTGACACTTACTCTTACAGGAGCTGTGAAACCAGGAGATAAAGCATGTGATTATATCCTCAGCGATAAAGTGATGTTTGAGCTTGGAAATGCAAGAAAAACTCATTTGAAATTACAGAAAGGTAAGAAAGTGATTATTTGGCCTATTACTCTTGCGAATATCACACCTGCATATGGAGATTCCGGAGCAGTAAATGCATTGACTGTGACTATTCACGGAAATGGCAGACCAGTAATTGGAACGACAGAATAAGGGTGGCAGATTGCCACTCTTATTTAATGAAAAGGAGGCTTTTAAATGGCATATCAAGTAAGTAAACGAAAAGTTGTAGAAGAGGAACTGCAGTTAGTAGAAGACGGAGAAGTAAAGCATACGATTAAAGTATCGCTGCATCCGGATGATGTTGCGGTAAATATTAACCGGAAATATATCGCATTGACAAAAGCCCTTTCCACTACTACGGAAATGAAAAGAAAAGCAGAGTCACATGAGGAAATCGGTGATTGTTTCGAAATTCTTGGAAGGGCAGTATGCGATATGTTTGAGGCGGTATTTGGGGCTGAGAACACAAAAACAATTCTTGAATTTTACGAGAATAGATACATAGAGATGACGCAGGAAGTTTTGCCATTTATTACAACTGTTATTATTCCCAAAATAACGGAAATTAGCAGAGAAAACAGGGCAAGAATTGAGCAAAAATACAACAGAAGACAAAGAAGAAAGCTGGGGATTCTTTAATGAATATATTGGTAGATGCTCCTATCAATCAGATACAGACGGATAAAGGGAATGTAATTGTCAATCCGTCATTTGACACTGTATTAAAAATACAAATGTTATACAAAGAAAAAAACACAGATTATGAGAAAGTGGAGATTGCACTTTCTATGCTTATAAAAAACAAATGGAATTTAAGATTGTACAATCCAGCTGAAAAGATACAGCTTTTAGAAGAAATTTATAAGCAATGCATCAATATTAAAAAGCGCCCACAAATAAAAAGAGCAACACTTCCGGTATTGGATTTTGAAGAGGATGGAGATTATATTTACGCATCATTCATGCAGGAGTATGGTATTGACCTAATTGATCAGCAAGGAAAACTTTCATGGAAAAAATTTATGTGGTTATTCAATGGTTTAGGCTCGGACACAAAAATCAAACAGGTAATGCACATCCGCGAGATGGAGATTCCGCAATTCAATGGAAAAAATCAAAAGCAGATACAGGAAATACAAGAGTTAAAATCTTATTATGCTTTACCTGTTAAAGGTGGTGGAGGGCAGGGCGGTCTTGATTTGCTGTTTAACACTCTGGAAGGGATGGCGAAACATTGATTGCAGATGGTAAAAAGGTTAAAAAAGTAAGGTGTCCGTGCTGTGGACATGAACAAAATATATTTTACGTGGATGGAGCTGTGAGTAGAGGGCTCTTTTTTAAATGCAAAAACAAAAAGTGTAGAAAAGAATTTGAGATAAGGATATAACGCCATTTTGTGCCATTGTGCCGGCGAGGTAAGGTTGGTGGTAAAAATTGGCAAAAGGTGATGTAACATACGAACTTCGAGCAGACGACAGTAAGCTTGAATCGGATATAAATGAAGCAAATAACAAAGTTGAAAAGTCTACAGAAAAAACAGCTAAAAAATCTGAGGGTACAGAAAAGAAAAGTGCGAAAGTTAAAAAAGATATTAAAGAAGATGTAACGAAACACCATGAGCAAGAAAATAAGAAGCAAGAGGAAAGCGACGAAGATTCCTATCAAAAAAGGGAAACCTCAGCTAAATCACATGGGGAAACATTAAAAAGCATTGCAAGTGGAACAGCGAAGGCAATCGGGGCTGGTATGTTGGCGGCAGGAACAGCGGTTGCTGGTGTAGGAACTTTGGCGGTTAATGGAGCGAATGATTTAGAATCGGCTGTAAATAGTTTTTTTGCAAGTACAGGGAGAGCAACAGAACAAACAGTAATACTTGCAGATGGGACTAAGGAAGTTGTTAATTATTCTGATGGATACAAGAAAATTATGGAGGATATCTATAAGAACAATTACGGAGAGTCTTTTGAAGATATATCAAATGCAATGGCAGCCGTAAAAACGAATATGATGGCACTTGATGATACAAGTTTGCAAAATGTGACGGAATCAGCCTTTGCACTTCGTGATACATTCGAGTATGAAATTGCAGAATCAACGAGAGCAGCAAATACAATGATGGAGCAATTTGGAATTTCCGGCGAAGAAGCAATGAATATGATTGCAGCGGGTGCTCAAAGTGGTTTGGATTATTCGGGTGAATTCCTTGATAGCATAAATGAATACTCAGTTCAATTTGCAAAAATGGGTATGGGCGCAGAAGACATGTTCAAGATATTCGAGTCAGGTGCAGCATCGGGAGCATTTAACCTTGATAAGATTGGAGATGCTGTAAAAGAAATGTCTATCCGCGTGATAGATGGTTCGGATACGACAAAACAAGGGTTTGAACTGATTGGAATGAATGCAGATGAAATGGCGTCTAAATTCGCAGCGGGTGGAGAGACTGCAAAAACAGCTTTTTACGAAACAATAGATGCATTAGCTGCAATGGAAGACCCAATTGCACAAAATACAGCTGGTGTTGATTTATTCGGAACAATGTGGGAGGATTTAGGTCCAGAGGCAGTGACTG